CGGCACCTGCTACGGTAGCTGCTCGTTCGCTCCTCCGACTGGTAGCTTCACGCCTTACGCCGATCTGACCGAGCAGCAGGTGCTGGACTGGTGCTACGCCAACGGCGTGGACAAGTCGGCCATCGAAGCGAACGTCTTGTTCCAGATTGCCAACCAGATCAACCCGCCCGTGGTGAGTCTGCCGCTGCCGTGGGTGCCGCCCGCTCCTCCGGTGGAAATCGTCCCGCCGCTCATCGAGCAGAAGGTGCCGAGTTTGGTTGCGGAGAAGCCGACTGTCGCTGATGCTCCAGCCGCCTAATATGGAAATCACAGTCAAGCTCACTCAAGAACAAGCCAACGGACTCCTGCAACTCATTGATATCGCGGTGAAAGCCGGTGGCATTCAAAACGCCAAAGTTGCTTTGCCGCTTGTCGATCTGATCGTCAACGCTGCCCAACCTAAATCCGAGTAATGCAAACTGACACCAACAACAGCAGTGGAGTTGGAATATCTCTGGCAACCGCTGCCGCTGCTGGTGCGGTTTCATTCATCCCGCAGCTAACACAGTGGTTCCAACTCGGAGCCGCTGTGTTGGCTTTTGTTGCCGCTGCAATTGGACTCTACAAAGCCATTAAGAAATGAACTGGAAAACTACTCTCGCTGGTGTTGGCGCAATCATGGTGGCCGTTGGTGGTGCGCTCAAAGCACTGTTTGACGGAGACCCCACGACCAACATTGATCTAGCTGCCACCATTGCTGCGGTAACCGTTGGATTCGGTTTGATCGCTGCTAAGGACGCTGACAAGAAGCCGCAGTGAACATCATTGAGCAGATTGTCACCGCTGTTCTCAAGTGGTTGACTGGTCTGGCTAAAACCCCACCAACCGTTGAAGATGCAAAACCAGACAAAGAGCTTAAAGAAAAGCTTCTGGATCGCATTGACCGCGCTGGTGGGTAGTTGTGGTTGCGGAACTCGCGTTGTAATGGTTCCCAACGGTGAGCCAGTGAGGCTCGCTGAGAGCGTCAAAGCGCGAGTGTGGGTCAAAGGTGCGGACGGTGTTTCCGTGCGCTCTAGTAACCGTATAACGCTCGCAGAAGGTTGGTACGCATTGCCGAAGGATTGATATGTCTCAACAAGTCATTAACGTCGGATCAACCGCAAACGACAACAACGGAGACACGCTCCGTGCAAGTTGGATCAAAGCCAACGCCAACTTCGATGAGATTTACGCCGCTCTGCCGCTGACTGCTCCCTCAACTTGGGTTCCTACTTTGGTTGACTCCGGTGGTGGTCGAACATTTGCGTTTACCATCAACACCGCTCGACGAACTGCAATTGGTTTTATTGAGACATTTACCGTTGATCTAACAATCAACTCGGTGACTGGAAGCGCGACCGGCAACCTTCGTTTAGGTCTCCCTGATGCGGTGACTTACAACGCTTCGCTCTCGGTCTGGTTGGATAACGCTACTACTCAAGCAAAGACCTCTGTCATTGGTCTTGCAGTTGGTGGGACTCAGTATGCTGAGTTAAGCCACTACGAAAACGGAGACACTTCTAGTATGGCTTCACAGCTCCAAGATGGTTCACGATTGATCGTCAGCGGTGTCTATTTCACAGCGTGAACCTGATTGCCACCAGTCTCCAGTTGGGGATGAGCGTTCTTCAGGGAGCGATGGGGAATCCGTCGTTTCTCTGGCAGGGACAACTGGTGCGCTGTCTTCCGGCTGCAATCACTGACGCTAACTCGGTTATCTCTGGTGGCTTCCAAGATAACGTCCAAGTCCGGCTGCTGGTTAAGCTTGCAGATTGGCGGTTGGCTGACTCGACGCTTGTAACCGTTGACGCATCCGTCTGGTCTTGTGATGTCGGCTCAAACGCTGACCGGCTCTTGCAAGAGAACGGCAGCTTGATTCTTCAAGAGAACACTGACCGATTGCTGCTGACCTTCGGTAAAATGATTCCGGTGGTGGGTCGTCTTGTGACCTACGATGGACGACAACTGCGGATTATGTCCGCTCGACGGGATGGGTCCGGTGCGTATTATGTTCTGGACTTGGGAGCCAAAACCAAATGACTCCAACCGTCGTCGTCGATACAACCCGTTTTTCCGCTGCTTGGAGAGAGTACCTCCCGAGGACTAAGCGGTCTCTGGCTGAAGCGATCAACGCTCGCACGTTTTTCTTGCTGCTGCGGTTGTATTGCTTGCTCCCGCCGAAGTCGCCGCAAGCCGCGAGAAACAAGATTCTCGACTATTACAACCGTCCAGTTGGCGAACGTCGTCGTGACAAGAAGACTGGCAAGCTGGTTGGTCGCTCGCGTGAATTGCGAGTGGTTCACTTGATCGCTCAAGCGAAGAACAAGAAAGCCGGTAAGGAAGGTCTCTACGGTGAGAAGATGCGGGAGGCCGCAGCAAGCTTGCGTCGTCGCGCTGCTGGTAGTGTCGGTTATCTCAAGTCTTGCGTCGTCAAAGGTATTAAAAAGCTCTCTCCGTCGTTTACGCAGTTTGGTGGCACTCGACGGGTTCGCAAAGGTTCTGCTGGTGTTCGTTCAATCGCTGCAAATCAAGCGTTGCTGAATCTCGCTAACCAATACGGTCTGCCAACCGAAAACGTCTCGGTTCATCGTGGGTCGTCCGCTTATGCTTACAACGCGAAAGCTGGTATCTCTCCGCATTCGCACGTTCGCATGAACATCGGTCTAGCTGACAACCAGATCGGTAAGGTTAACTCGATCTACGCAAAAGCGATGCAGCAAGCGTACGACGACGAAGCAAAGGAGCTTGAGATCCACATTCGCGCCAAGATGGAAGAAGCCGCAGAAGTGCTAGAGAAACATGGAGTTGTTGTAAAATGAACGCTGTCGCTCTACGCACTGAACGCGCTCTGGTTGACTGGCTTGCCGCTCAAGACTGGTCAGCGTCTCCGCTTGGGACTCCTGCTTGTCTGACCAGCTACGGACACGGTGCGTTTGCGGATGCCGATCTTGAAGACCGGATGCCAGACTTCCCGCGCATCGTAGTCCGCGCATCGACTGCGGTTCCGGTGCATCCGTTGGACCGCACTTGCGAGCTAGACGTTTCGGCGGTTCTTCAGTTGAGCGCGGATGATACCTCAGAGGCTCACTTGCTTGCCGTCGTTCAAGTCTTCGAGAATCTCCTGCAATACCTCTACGTTGACGGTAACATCTCGGAGTTGAACGCAGACGACACAGATCCGTCTGGAGGTTTCAACGCACAATTTGCGGTTCCGACCGACTTCGGAATCAATGACACTAGCGAAAGAGCTAGAACTTTCACGCGCTCCATGACAATTTTCGCAGCAGCAAACGCAATTTAACAACCCAACAACATGGCAAACTCAAAAGGACTCGCTCTAGTCTATGGAGCAAAAGGAACGATAACACTAAAGACTCCTGCTGGAGCCGCTCTGACAAGTGGAGCGATCACCACTATTGAGAGTTATGACGCGACCCATGAGGCCGATGTCGAGCAGATCAAAAACGGATCTGGTGAAGTTGTGGCTCAAGTCTCCGCTAATGAGCGTATTAGCCTCAACGTGACGTTCATTCCGTCTGCAAGCACCTTTGCTCAAGCCAAGCTTGCTGCTGGTCTTCCTGCGGTTAATGGCTCTGCCACCATTGCTTCGAGTGATGGTGTTACCATTGGTGGAGTCAGTATTGATGGAGATTACGTTTACTCCGGTGGTGGAAGCGTTAAGTTCACCAGCAGCGGCAAAGTCATGGTTACAGTCACTGTGACTAAGTATCCCTCACTCGCTGGTAACGCTACGGTTTTTGATCTTACCACTCCGTAATCTGTGGCCGATCTTGCAAAGATTCTTGCAGAGACGGGACCTCCAGCACCATCGGTGCTTGGGGTTCGTCTTGTTCCCTACACTGTAGGACACGCGATTCTTTTGCAGCGGTTGGGTTCTCCTTACGTCTTAGGTGGGGAAATCACTTCGAGTGATCTAGTGGAGGCTGTGGTTGTTTGCTCACAGTCTCCGCTGGAATCCATTCGATCCATCAAGTCAGTCTGGAAGGATCTTGTCTTGTGGTTGTGGGGAAAGCGGATCGCCAAGCTCAATCTTCTGGCGGAATCCGAGAAGTTCCAGTTGTGGCTAAAAGACCAATCAACCGCTCCCGAAGTGTTGATGGAATCTGGAAGCAAATCAAAGCGTCCCGCAATGCCGTGGCCGGAACGGGTTCTGGTTGGATGCTTGAACATTGGCATTGGACCCGATGACGCAATCAAGATGCCCATTGGTGACGCTGAAAGACTGATTCTAGCTCACGCAGAGATGATGGGTCAGGTCGAGTTGTGGGACGACCAAAGCGAAGCAATCTGGCAAAGCCAGAACTCAAACTAATATGGGCGTACTTTCTCTACTTGTTAAGCTTGGTCTTGATGCCAGCGCGTTTGAGATGGGCGTGAAACGCGCTCAAAGCGTTGGTGAGAAGTTTGGATCTAGCTTTAAGTCTGCTGTGGCTGGTAAGCTTGGAGCAGCTTTGTCGGTTGCTGCAATCGGAGCGTTTACAAAGAATGTAATCCAAGCGGCTGATCAGATTTCAGATTTATCAGAACAACTCAATCTGACGACAGATCAAGTTCAGAGGCTACAGATTCTTGCCGGTGAAACTGGCGTGACCTTTGACAAATTCGGCTCAGTTCTATCCAAGTTTGAACAGATAAGATTAAAAGCAACTTCAGGGGATGAAGATGCTATCAAGACTCTAAAAGCGTTGGGATTTACAACTGAGCAGTTGTATGACTCTCAAATCTCAACAATTGATGGAGCAGTCAAAGTTGCTGAAGCTTACAAGA